AAGTTCACGCACCTCCTGTCCTACGCCACAGCTCAGAATGAGATGTGGAATAGGCTAGGAGCAGCTCGTTGTGCTACCACGAGCGGGGCGAAAGACGTTAGGATTGAAGAAATCAGTTCTCACGAATCTTTGGAGGGTCACCCGACTAGCGCTCAGACTCCCCCAACACCCGCAATGGATAGTGTCAACCACGTGTTGCGTTTCCTCTCCTGCGACGGGGCCTACAAGGCCCCCACCCGAGCCAACCTCCTTGTCGAAAAGGGGTTGAGAAAGGAACAGAAGATCGAGGGAAAGATCACCCTCCTCTTCCTGGACATCTTTGGGAGCCCTGTCACCAAGGCTCCGGAGCCATGCCAAATGAAAGTGCTGTGCTCCAAGCTCGCTGAAAGCTTTCCAACAAGCGAGCATGTTCAGGACACGGTCGAGCACCGTGAAAAGATCAACACCGTGGGGAAGTTCCTCTTCCAACGAACATTCCCCGACCACGACATGTCCAAGTTCTCGGACGCCGAAAGAATCGGATACCAACTCCTGTTCTTCGAAGGCGTCGACGGAGTTCTCTGGGACTTCGCGCTGTGGCATCACTACCACAGCAACTCTCACCACCCCGAGCACTACTTGAAGACCTCCTGGCAGGCGTTCTTTCGCCATGACCAGCAGGCCTTCAAGCCCACCCTCGAGCAGTTCGAAGGACTTGACTTTGAGGAGGTGGTGTGTGATGCAGTCGCCTGCACCATGCGCCACTTCCCCAAGGACACCTACTTCGAGCGTCTCAAGGGCATCCGCGAGTCCTACGCGGCCGGCTTCAAAAACTGGCCGCGAGCTCTTACGGATGAGCTCATCAAGGTGTGCGACAGAGTTCTGCCGAAGGAAACGGAGTTCACCAAGCCGAAAGTTGAGACTTGGAATGTCGACGGGATCACCTTCACCACCTTCCAGAAGTACTGGAACTTCCTGAAGAACGCCAAGAAGGCTGAGAAGTGCCCTTCATGCGACGTCCCCGCCTCCCTCCCTCACAAGGGGGAGTGCGAGATCCACCGTCGCACGTTGTGCAACTACTGCCCCATGGCCAACCACAACCATCGTGCGCTCATCAACCACATCCAGTCTGCCCATCACGGCAGGCCTGTTGAGTGCAGGGTTGTCTATGGCACCCAACACGAATCGGGCGTCCAGAAGCTGCCGACGGCAGTTCCTGCCGAGGCGCCGGCGGCCCCAGGCCTCCAGCCCCTCATGCAGGACACCAATGGCAACGTCTTCAGGACGACCTTGGCTTCCCAAGGAACAGTTCCATCCGTGGCCAACATCTTCCCCGGCTTCGTCGGTACATTGGAACAGCAGATGTACGAGATGGAGGAGATTGGATACATCAACGTCCCGTCCACCACCCCGAGAGGCACCATTGTCGCCAAGTACGGCTACGCCGAACTGGCTTCGATGAATCGTGCCACCAAGACGATGGCCCAGTACCACAGGTACATGAAAGGCCACATGAAGCTGGCCATCCGAATCTTCGGAGCGGCCAACAAGGTGGGAGAACTCATGCTTGCATGGGTACCTGACATCCTCCAGGACTACACCATCCGCGACCTCCAGGTCTATGGCAACATGACCACCGTCACCATCAACACCCAGGCCGGCGGGGCCATCACCTTCGGAAACGCTGCTGAGAACTTCGAGCCGAGGAAGATCATCGGTGACTCGGACACCACCACACTGCGCCCAGGCGTGGTCGTGCTGGTCTCCGAGCCCCCGGAGAACTCCCTTGGCGAGACCGGAACAGCCGTGAACTTCCAGGTTCTGGCCTGTCTGGCTGAGGACGCGGGCTTCACCTACGTCATCCCATCCAGCCTGTACGACTCCAACGGGCAGCCCGTCATGGACAGCAAGACCACCGCTACCCAGTCGAGCTTCTTGCTCTCAGAAATCCTCGGGGAGGTTCCCATCAACCTCCTGATCGATGGAGAGTACAGCATCGGCCCACCGACATCTGCCACCTCTCGAGGAGGGGATTGGCAGCATGCAGCCTACGTCCGGTTGGCCAACCAGCCTGACAACTACGGCGGTCAATCTGAGTGGGCCAATGCCGAGCTTCCAGCTGGCTTTGCCTCAGACAAGAGCAGCAACAGAACAGGCTACTACCTCGTTGGCAACCACGTCCAGAGCGACACAGGTCCCAACCTGTGGATGAGCACCACCAACGGTAATAGCTTTGCAACCACTCTGCCAACCGGAGACGACTACCAAGCGGCCCTTGCCACAACAGACACCATGGATGTCTCCACCGCCCTCTGGCGCTTCCGCGACCAGAAGGGCTTCCTCCAATACGCTTGGAATGACAGCAGGGGCAACACCAGCAACCTTGCATCAGACTTCAACCAGGTGCAGATCTCGCTCGCCATCAGCGCGGTGAACGGGATTACTGGGGAAAGGAACGTCAAGGGACTGAAGCGATTCACCATCTTGCCAAGCTACCTTCCGACGCCTGCCATTGCAAGCAATGTGCAGACCAAGGTCCCTGTCCATGGAATCACTGACTTTGAGAACAGGGTCGTCTCGGCCATCAAAAGCCGGGTCTCCCCCAAGGTCAACCTCCTCTTCAACATCTCAGTTGGAGGCTTTCCCGTGGCCCAGTGCCTGTACGAATGGAGGACGGATGAGCTGTGGATGAATGCCCCCGGGCTCTACTACGGCTACCTCCTGACCAACAGCGACGAAGTCCAGTTCACCAACTTCCTCGTCACCACGGACAGCTCTCTGCCGAGGGCCATCAACAACACCGCCTTCGTGAATCTAGGGAACATCTCTGGAGGCTCCCTCGTCTACAAGAGCAGCGACCATCGCGCTCGAGAGGAGGGCAACGTCCACGAAATGGCCGCGCTCTCCACCACTGCCCTCATCGGCATTGTTGGAGCGGGCGTAGCCACTGACGTGGGCGGCATGATTGGCGGAGGCATCACGAGCAAGAAGAACCGTGAGTTCCTCGGCGAGCAAGCAGAGCTCAATCGACAGTTCACATCGGGACAGAACGCTCTGGACCGCCACCTCCAACTCTACTCGGGGGCGGCTTCCAGGAAGCTCCTTTCTGAAGTGAACAGGAGCCAGAACCTGACCAAACTGGCCAACACCAAGTTGCAGACCAACAAGGCAACCGAGACGGCTGCTGTTGACAACATCAACATCGCCTCTTCGGCCAACTACAACTTGGCCTACAAGGGCGGCAGCAGCGACGGGGCGACCAACACCCCTTCCACCAAGACTGCCAGGTACAATCCAGTGGCAGACGACCCGGTCGGAACCTACAGCACCGATCCAACAACCTGGACGGCCAGGCAAGGAGCCGACAGAGGCTACCTGGACGAAGAGAACCGAGGCATCGGCATGACTGCAGGAGGCAACTCCTACGTCAACGAAGCAGTGAGGTACAGAGACCCCACCAAGCCGAGCCCCAGACCCAAGACGGCGGACATGGGTACGAACTCCATCGAGGCATCCAAGTACACCTTCGCCGCTGAGCCCCAGGGTCCCAAGCCTGAATTGACAGAGCAGGGAACCCAATTCGAACCACTACCCAAGGCAGAGCCGGCCGAGTACGCAGCTCCGGAAGCCAAGGACAGCTGGGGAACCCCCAACGTCCAAGGCTCCGGGTCCAACTACACGGTCATCGACGACAATCCGTCGAAGGAAACCTTTGTCTGATTCGAAACCTGGGTGAGAGACAAACCACCGATTACGACAAATAAAGTAACGTAAATTAGGAAAATCCGAAGTGGTAAGAG